AGAGATATCAAAGCAGTTTTTTAACAAATACCTAGCAACAAACTCAGAAAGCAACAAAAATTACAAACACAGATCAAGCTAAACTTCAAACAGAAGCTGGCCTGTAGCCTGGACGTTGCCTTTGTACTCATTGGTAGACCCCCTTTCGTAGAACGCCCCTGTGCCTTCAGTGGTGAGTTTTGAGTATTCTTCAAACTCCGCGTTCAGTGCTTCCACCACATTTTCACTTGTGGGGTTTCCGCATGCCTTTTCGAGCTGCTCAAGACTGGAGTATTGGTTGTAAGTGGCTCTGACCCCTCTGAAGCTAGGCCTAGTGCAAATTTGGCCTCTGCGAGCACCTCCAAGGTTCCTCGGTGCGCCCCTCTGGGGTTTAGACCAAAACTTGTAGGTGATTTCTTGAGAGCCAAGCACTTGGAGTTCTGAAGACTTGCAGTACTTTCCTTTGCTCTTCCTCGGCTCAAACACCATTCCAAACATTGAGGTGAGAACTCCAAGGTCTTCATGCAGGCAGCGAAAGGTGCAGTAGATTAACATTTGGGCCATAAACGACTTCCATGACTCATTGGGGCCAGTGAGCAGGATCTTCTTGCTTGCTTCACACAGTTTTTTATACACCCACTCAGAAGACATGTCAGCATTCTCGAAACTGTCAGTCACTGCGATCACTGAATACGGGAGTACAAACTGGTTTTCGATGTGAGGCTTTATGGAGCAGTAGCTGTGTGCAAGAGTTCTGACATACGCAAGCTTTCCGTCGAAGATTTGTCTCAACATGGCCTTCTGAGATTGGCCTATGGTCTGTCTCATCAGGGTTGCTTCGAGCCTCTTCCTTATCCCTGCTGCAGCCCTAGGTGATAGTTTCCTTCCTTTGCCCACGGATTTTTCGGTCTGAAGGTTGACCCAGTGTAGTAGATGGTTGAGAGGACCCACTGAGAGCGGGCGGCTCTTCTTTAACTTGTCTTTGATGTTGTATCCTGTTGCAAAGGGTTCACACACTGGCGAGACCTGAAGCTCCCGAGTGACTGGGTTCCGCTGCCACAAGATGGCATCCTCTGTCTTGACGCACAATTGGAGTGAAGCAAGAAAAGGGTACCACTCGCGCTTTTGCTCATCGGTTAGAGTTTGGTTTGCCCAATCGATCACCGGTTTGCAGTTTAGCTCCACTTCTCTTAGCTTCCATCCATCTTTCTCGTCGTTGAAGAAAAAGGAGTATTTCCCTGTTTCTCTGATGGCATTTCCAGTGCAGGCTGCCATGACTATAGAACCGATGATGTCTGCATTGTGCTTCACTTTAAGATCAATCTTGAGCTGGTTCGCCAGTGTCACCATTTGGGCCTTGAAGTCTTCATATTTTCGTTGGGTTGATTTGGGGTCTGTTTCCACTTTTGACCGCTTCACTTCGACTTCCATGTCTTCATCGGCTGGCTCTGAGCGTTTGGGAGTTGTCGAGGACATTTTCGAAACTGCTTGTTATTGCT